TAAACGAGAAGGTTTTAAAACCTATAAGGCTTTAAAGATAATCAAAAATATATTTGCATGGCAACTAATACTAACTGTAATACTTTCAATAGAAATGGGATTTGCTGGTACGGAATGGTTATCTGAAACGATATTAGCACCATTCTTAGTTTTTCAGATAGTATCAGCTCTTAAAAATGCATCAATGGCTGGTTTCATAAAAAATGAGCTACTAAACGAGATATTAGATAGAATTGATAAACATAAGGGTGAGAGAAATACTCAACAAAATGTATAGTTGGAATCAATTGAAAACATACATTCACAACTTTTTGTGTTACACAAATTATATTAATATTTATAGGTATGATGCGAGAATATAGATGGCAAGATTGGATAAGTAATTCCAAAAATAAAGAACTTTATAGTAAAGATATGAAGGAAGGTTTACGTCAATTTAATTTAGAAAAAATACGCAGAGATAATCTTACTAAATCAGCCGTATTTAATTTGAAGGGTATGTAATGCCAAACTTTGATAGAAAGGATATGCCACAGATTGATACTCAAAATTTGGGTAAGGCGTTGAATATGGCATCTGATATGGTTAAAGTGACAAAAGAAACCATAGTAGCTTCAAAATTAAAAAAATCACAGAAGCAGCTTTATAAAGATAAGGTAGCTGGTATAGCTAATAGATTTACAACACCACAATCATTTAAACCTTTGATTATATCAAAAGATAACCATATTGTAGATGGTCATCACAGATGGGGAGCTGCTATTTATAAGTGGGGTGATAGTGTAAAATTACCTGTTTATAGAATTAACCTATCCGCAGAAAATGCTATAAAATTATACAAACATATAGCAAATACGATAAATGAGATATTAGAATCTCTGAAAGAGTCAATAATGATACCAATTGAAATTGGAGATACTGTTTTGGGTGGGAAATTCAAAAACAAAAGAATTGTGGTAAAATCAATTGACACGAATGAAAAGGGTGATATTACAATCAATGGTAAACCCCTTCTCAAATACAGATTGGTGAAAGAATCAAACGCGGTGAGTGGTGGTAAAGTACATAAATTCATAACTGGTAAAAATCTTACATATAAGGGTAAAAAATATTCAGAAATTGATTTTGAATTAGTTCGTATTGATAACGCATCTGAGTTAGTTCATCTAAAAGTTTTAGCTCCAAAACAAATATTTGGAAGTGAGTTAAAAGTTCCATTCAAAACAATTCGCAGAGGCCCATTCTTAAAAACTGATACTTCAAAACAATTTGAAGGAACTATTAATGAAATTCCAATGGCTGACCTTCAAAAGATTGATTCATTTGCAGATAAACAACTCAATCCAGTCAATGTAGTTCTAACCGATAAGCACTTTTTCGATAGATTAAATGACCCTAGAAACGAAAAGGAAATAACTTCAGCTGAACTTATAGGGTTTTTCAAACGATTATCTAAGAAGAAAAACCAATTTTTGGACTTTTTGAATAAATACAATCAGATAGTGGCTACGGATGATAGGACTAACATCAATATACCGTTCATGCAAAAGGCAAATTCAGTTATCGCAAAGACTGTGATGAGGAAAAAAGATTTCAAAACGCCAAATAAGCGTTTGGAAATTTAAAATTTAATTCGTATATTTACAATGAAATTAAAAACCATAATACTTGAGGGAATGTACGATAGGCTAGTTGGTCAAATCAACAAAGATATTTTCAGTACCTTAAAGAAAGTTATAGCTGATAGTGGTACTCAACAGAAACCCAAAAAGTATAAAGGATATTCTGTTCGTAAAGAACCAACAACTACTTTGGGTGATTTATTTAATAAAGAAACAGCTACAATCTATATAAATGCATATTCGGATAACATGAGTGGGATTGATGTTGATGTTAACTTGAAGTTTGCTATATCCGAATCAGTGACTGAAGGTGATTATTTCTTAAATGGATTTGTTACTAATGAAAATATGGAAACTATACTTACAGTAGAAATTGGTATTCATCCCAATGATGCTGAAAGTGGTAGAGTATATTCAAAACTACAGCCAATACTTAGAGATTTGGTTAGACATGAATTAGAGCATGTGACCCATAGTGGTGATTCAACTTCACCGAAAGCATCAAAAGTGATGAGAGGCGATTTAGCAATGCGTAGAAAGATTAGGTCAAACCCTGATTTGTACTATAAATATTATTTACTACCAAAAGAGGTTGATGCTAATATTCAAGGATTATATTCGAAAGCTAAAACTACTAAAAAACCATATCAAACTGTAATTGATGATTATTTAGATTCATTGGTTCAGAAAGGTATAATTGATACGGATAAGAGAAAGTTGATTTACAAAACTTGGAAAAAGAGAATTCTTAAAATTGGCGGAATACCTAAATTAAAGTAACATGTCTAATTTAAAATTGAACATACCATCGGATATAGTTAAAATCCACAGAGCATTCAAAACGAGTGGTAAGAAACTATATGTAGTCGGTGGAGCTGTTAGGGATGCCATACTAGGTAAAAGTCCTAAAGACTTTGATTTAGCAACTGATGCTAAGCCAGATGAGGTTCTAAAGATTGCCAAAGATAACAATTTCTCAACCGCTGAGGTTGGTAAAGCATTTGGTGTGGTAATTGTTAATGGAAACGAGATTGCAACTTTTCGAAAGGATATCGGCAAAGGTAGAAGGCCTACATCTGTAGACTACACCGATATAGAAGGTGATGTACGAAGAAGAGATTTGACAGTAAACGCACTATTCTATGATATGGATAAGAAAGAAATTGTAGATTTAGTAGGTGGTATAGAGGACTTAAAGAAAAATAAAATCAGAACCGTTGGTGATGCGGCTGCTAGATTTGATGAAGACCCACTTAGGAAACTGAGAGCTTTGAGATTTCAAGCAAGATTGGGTGGTACATTTGACAAGGATTTACTATCTGCTCTACAAAAAGACCCTACATTGAATGGTGTAAGTTCAGAAAGAATTAGAGATGAGTTCATAAAATCAATCAAATCAGCAAAAAGTACAAAATCTTATATGGAATTGATTGATAAAATTGGATTCACTTCACTTATACTTCCAAACTTAAAAATAACTAAACCATATATAAATGAAAATGATTACATTATTTTCATATCATCTATACTTAGAAGTAATCCAGTATCATATCTTTTGAAGCAACTGAATAAACTGACATATTCAAATGAAGAAAGAAGCAACATTACATTCTTAGTATCTATACAGCACTTTAAGCCTGAGTTGGTGTTTGATTACAAAAAATTTCAAAACAAAACAACTCTATCCGATGAACAAATAATTAAATTTGGTAAAATTGTTGGGGTTGATATGAAAAAATTTATTAATTTCAATTTGTCGGTTAGTGGTAAAGATGTTCCACAGGATATCAAAGGTGCTAATATTGGAATTTGGATTAAGAACAAAGAAAAAGAAAAGTACTTAAATGAAAACTCATATATATCAGAGGGTAAGATTCTTAGGGTGTTTGACTTTGATGATACATTGGTAAAAACAGATTCATACATATATGTGAAGCATAATGATGGTAGTGAAACGAAACTAAGCCCAGCGGACTACGCTACTTATAAGACAAAAGCTGGTGATTCATTTGATTTCAGAGATTTCAATAAATTACTGAATAACCCAAAAGTAATAAAAAATAACTTCGAACTTCTTCAGAAGATGTTAAACAACCCCAATAAAAAGGTTACAATATTGACTGCTAGAAAGTTGGCATACCCGATACGAAAATACTTCAAAGATGAATTTGGTATGGATGTTTATGTGGTTGCTCTGGGAAGTAATAACCCCAAAGATAAAGCAGATTGGATTGAGAAGCATATTAAGAAAGGATATACTTCTATTGCCTTTGCCGATGATTCTAAGAAGAACATAGATGCTGTAAACGCTCTTAAATCTAAATATCCAAATGTTGAGATAAAAACCAAATGGGTTACTGAGAGTGTTGATGATAAAATTCAACACTATGTTGATAAAATAATTCACTAACTTTAAAACTATATTTATAGATGAACTACGAATTGAAAGTAATGCAAAACTCATTTGAAATTATCACAAAAGATGAATTTAAGTGGGGTGATGAGTTTACACATAATATGCGATTGAAATTGGTAAAGTTGATGTTAGATTATTTTACTAATGTTGAAGAGTATGAAAAATGTAGTGTTTTATTAAAAATATACAATGATTTGGAGAATTTAGATGAGAGTTATAGCGAAACAGATATCAAAGAATGTAAAGACAGTTAATGGCTGGATAGTTTATGTAATGGATGATACTGATAGACCAATAGAAGCTGATATTTGTGATTTTATTGATTTGAAAGAAGTTATTGAAATTTTCAAATTGAAATATAACTTATAATACTATTTATATATGAAACTTTATGTTTTAAATGATAACAAACACTCATTTGAGTATGTAATTGATGTAATTCAAACATACTTAAATTTACCATATTCACAGGCTAATTCAATAGTTAGTATTATACACTATAATGGAAAATGTGAAGTTATGGAGAGTGATGATAAAACTGAAATGTTAGAAGTGTATGAAGGTATGAATAAGGCTGGATTACTTCTTAAAGTAGAGGAATGAGAATATGAGTAAGTCAAAAGGATTGGGTGATGATATCAAAAAAATAACATCAGCAACCAAATTAGATATCATAGCAGAATCAATAGCTAAAGTATTGGGTAAACCCAATTGTGGTTGTTCTGAAAGACAAGATAAATTAAATAAACTATTCCCATATGGAGATAAAAAATGAATTTAAGAGAATTTATACAATCAGAGATAAAATCACACTTAACTGATTACAAAAATCAAGTTGTGAGTGAAAACTTAGATAAATATTCGAAAAATGCTATAACCGACATGATTGTAAACCTTAGTAGGTATGAAGGTAATGAGGATTTAATAGCGGATTTGAAAAAAATATTAAAGAATAGAAGCCTTGGTAAACCAAAACGTGATGAATC